GTGATATTTGCAGCGAATCGTGCCGCGCGTACCGGGTCGCCTAGGGTATTATTTATGAGGTTTTTGTATTTCTCGGTCTGCATTGCCTGAGAGAAGTACAATTTCTGCGGCTGCATAGCTTTAGCCATTATCGCTTACCTCCTCGTTCTCAATGCCGACGGAATCCATATGCTTCTGGATTTCGTCGATTTTTTCATTTACGAAAGACTTCAGCTCCCGGAGCTGGGTCAATGTACCGTGGCACTGGAACGTGCGGCCCATGAAAGCAAATTTGGCCGTCATGATCTGTTCTTTGCTCTCCTGCTGGGTTTCTTCGGCCTCCTGCTCATCCATAACCGGAGGCTCGGTACCCATGACCTGCGGCGCTGCCAGTTCTTCTTCCACCGCATCCAGCACCGCCGACTCTGCTTCCTGCGCGCGAAGCTGGGCTTCAAGGCGTTGTTTCCGTTCAGCTTCCTCGCGGGCCACACGGTCTTTGCGCTGGCTCACGCTGTTAATCGCAACGGCCAGATTGCGGCACTGCTTGTACTCGGCCATAACTTCCGGGGCATTCTCCATGCCATTGATGCAGTTCACATCAGCCACCACGCGGTCAACGTATTCCTTGACCTTGCTCTTCAAGGATTTCAGGCTCGCCGTCATGGTAACAGCAATACTGATGTCCTCATAGCTGACCCACTCGACCCCGTTTGCCTTGACCAGCTCGTCGAAGTAAGCAACCACTTTCTTCTCCTTGTCAGCTTTCAAGCCGGCTTCCACATCCGTGATTTTGCCTTTCAGCGCTTCATCCGCAGGGCCATAGACATCGGTGACGCACTCCTTGTAAACTTTATCGAAGTCCTCAAAAGGCTTCATGATCTGCTTCTTAACGACTGCGCGGCGGTCATCCAAATCCTTGCGGTCACGATTCAGCTTCGCCCGCTGCTCCTTGACGACCTTGAGCGTTTCTTCCGTGCAAACCAGCGCCAGCGCTTCCGCCACAGACGCCTGTGCCTGAGCCTTGATGCTGTGCAGCTGTTCCTTGATGACGGGAAGCTGCTGCACCACAATCAGACTGTCGGCTAACATCGGCTCCTGCGTGGTTACGGCGGCAGTAAGTTCTTTTTCCATGTTGTACCTCCTAATTTTTGCATAGAAAAACGGCAGAAAGGATAGTCCTTTCTCGCCGCTTCGTACCTGTTGAAAAATCCAACCGAATATGCTACAATATGGTTGTGTGTGGTGGAGACCTGTATTTTCCGGCTTGATGTTCCTGCATCAAGCGCTAACGGAATGTGCGGGTCTCTATCCATTTGTAGCGCACCGGCCGTTCTGGTCGGTGCTTTTTTCGTGTGCGGCGAGTATGTCATATACCGTGAGTTGGCCGATGATTTGGCGCTCAGCGGTGCTCTTAGGCTGTGTAGCGGTCTTTCCCTTGCGAGGTCTTGCGGGCGATTTCAGCTTCTTGCCGAACTCCTTGGCGTAACACTTTGCGCCGTACCCCGCTTCGATTGCCGCCGGATCTGTAATGACCCTGTGACACCGAGCGCATCTTACCATGCTTCTTTCCTCCGAAAATCATGAACATTTGGAACGCGTGTGTCAGTCGCACCGCCATGATGATCGCAATGATGACAAGCAGCCATTCACCGCCGATTGCCCAGTAGCCACGCCAGCGGTAGGCACTCGGCAACTGCCATATTGCCATCAGCCCTCCGGCTACGACACCGGCCAGCGTGTCCAGCAGCCCCACGAGGACCCAATCCATCACGCTCAGTTTCTTTTCCCTGCGCTTCATTTGAGGTTTGCCCCTTTCATGTAGATTTTGACCAGCGCCCATTCATGGGCATCCTTTGGCTTCCCCGCCATTGCATCCAGCGCTTCTTCGGTTCCACACTGGTCACAAATCATGATGCCCGGAACCTGACGGGAAAGAGCGTTGCTGTGCAAGCGCATCTTCATGGTCAGCTTCCCGCACCGTGGACACGGGAGCACCTGCGCCATCTCAGCTGCGGCATCCTGCACATCGAGGTATGTAGCAAAGACTTCATCCAGCAGCTTCTTCTCCGCGTAATCCTGAATCATTTGCATCACCTTACGAAACATCCCTTTCTTCCTCCAAAAGGCCAACCATTGCGCTCCACACCTTGTCGGTGTAGGCAGTGCTGCGGGTTCCTGCATTCCAAGCCTTTTCTGCCCCGCTCTTCCCAAGGTTGTACGCCATCATCGTTCGGTTGATGTCTCCATCGTACAGGGCAAGATAGCTTCCGAGCATATAGCACCCAGCCTTGATGTTCTGGCAGGCATCCAACAGATCCGTGACTCCCAGCTCATCTTTGAGCCATCCGGCATTGATGCTGTTGATCTGCATCAGACCATAATCCCCGGTTGAGCTGGTAGCGCTCACCGTATAGCCGCTCTCGACCTGCATGACGGCGTAAGCCAGCTCCAGCGGAACTTCGTACAAGTCGCACATCTCGGCTGTATACTGCTGTAAATTCGCATCCAGCGGCACATGGTATGTAATCGACTCATAGGGGGCCGGGTCTTGCCGGATGCACTCGCCCTGCTCAATGTCAGCCCGCACAGGAATCGTCGCTGTCGGGAGCTGCGCCGCTTCCGGTTGGAAAGCGAACGCCGCGGCGATGCTTCCGATTACCAGTAGTTGCGCCGCCGCTGTTGCCACCAGCGGGATTATTGCCTTTCGCATCATCCTGAACCTCCGTAATGCCGAACCGCTCGAACACATACCGCCGGGGCACTCTGCCCGGAAACGTAAGCAGACCCTTTGCTTCCAGCTCTTTGTTCATCTGCTGGATAAACTGATAGGCTCTGGATTTGCTGCATCCGACAATTTCCTGCACTTCGCTCGCGCCGATAAAGTACGATTCTTTCACGTCCGATGCCCTCCTTTCGAAAAACGCATATTGGCCATCGCCACGAACAGGTTGTTCATTCGATCCATGATCTCATCCCATTCATCCTGTTCGTCTTCTTCGATTTTTCCATCTGCGACAATCTCTATCATCGCATCGCGCTTTACGATAAACCTCTGAACCGCCGCCAGAACGCCGAGAACAGCTTCCGGCAGGTCCTTTAACTGAATCTCCGGAACCACCCGCTTGCCCAGCTCTGAAGACAGGCGCAGATGCTGAACTGCAAGATATGGGGCTTGGTACACATCGCACATGGCGCTTGCCACGTCGCTGGGTACCGGGCGCTGGCTCTGCTCATAATCCCGCAGTGAATCGACTGACACGTTCAAAAGCTGTGCGGCTTTTTCCTGCGTCATTCCGGCAGATTTCCGCGCGTTTTTGTAGATATTCTGGCAATCAACCGCCATTTCGCACAACTCTCCTTTCTGATAGACTCATGATGTAAGAAATCACGCCCGCAGGTCCAAGCAGGACTCAATCGCAGACTTGATGTTCGCGGACGGCACCATCGTGCCGTTGATGACCTGACTGACGTGTGCGCGGGAATACCCGATTTCTTTTGCCAGCTCGGTAACGGTCATGTCGTCGCGCTCGACCATTGCCTTTTTGACCGACACGCACCACTCCGGCAGCGGAACTTTCTTCATGTTTTTTCTCCTTCCCGACAAAGTTTTATCTAACAAATGTATTGAACACTTGTTAGATTTTTGATAGACTAAAAGAGCCAGTACCCACCATTCAACGCGTTCCCCGTTTTTGAGCTGTTAAGCAGAAGCTCTTGGGGAGTAATCGCTTTACCTGCGCACCGCCGATTTGCAGTATCGGCGATGCGCTTTGCAGCGATGCCTGTCATTAGGAGGAATCAACTTGCATGGTTTGTACTGCGTGGTACGTTGAAGCCCCTTTGCAGAGGGGCTTCGGGGAACGCGCTGAATGGAAAGCGCTGACCCTTTCAATCTGACATTTGTTTTGTACAAGTGTATTATAATCTTGCGATTGCAATATTTCAAGGCAAAATCATTGCTATTGCAAGGTTTTGTGAGGATACACAAAATGCCGACCCAAAATTTGTATGATTCTATAACCCTTGCAGAAAACATCAAACTTCAAGCAAAAACACGCAATATCCAGTTGAAAGATATGTTTGCCGAACTCGGAATGAGCAAAGGCACCCTTTCCAACTTGCGCACCGGCCGCATGATGGCGGCTGATAGCCTCGCCCGTATCTCTGACTATCTCGACTGCTCTATGGACTTCCTCATGGGGCGCACCGTTGACCCCGCCGTGAAGCGGATGAATCTGACAGATGATGAACGTCAAAAGGTTACAGATTATCTTCAATTCATTCTGAGTCAGCGGAAATAGTCTTCAGAGCCGCTCAGATGCCTCTATTTTGCATTTTCGGAGTTCCTGCAAGGAATTTGCCGTTTGATGCAAAAGGCGGTTCAAATCGCTTCTTTGAGCGATTGTGTTCATTCGTCGATTACGAAGTGTGCGCCCTCGGTGATAAGCACCGTGCCGTGATGCTCGTCATTGACGATGGTTGTCCGTTTGCCGATGTACTCAGCTGGCAGTTCGCCCCGCTTCACTCGTTCAAGGTTGTACGGAGATGCTTCCCAACGTCCCTTGTAGGACTCTGGGATCTTACGCCACTCCGCTTTTGTGTAGTGGCGCATCAGGTCTGCCCCCATTCTTTCCCACTCAGCAGCTTCCAGCCGTAGGCATCGCAGAACCACCAGTCGGAGGATTCCTCATCGTCGAGGTGAATGATGTCCGACACGCTCAAGCTGTGGCCCTCGAAGCCTGCGGGCCTGTCTATGTTGAACCTGCGGAACAGGCCATCAAGCGTCTGCTGTGCATCCTTTCGGGTTTCCGCCTTACCCTCGTACACCAGACGGTAGTTCTCCCGGTGGATGCCGCCCAGCTGTGCGGCCTGATCGGACGCCATGAACCGCAGCTTCGTCTGCTCCATGGTGTCCTCTTTCAGCTGGTAGATTTCATACTTCATGTGAATCTTCCTTTCCTTGATTTGCGAACGCCATCAAGTGTCTAACAAGCAATTTCCGGGTGGACGTGCCTTTTACGCAGGATGTTGACCTGCTACCCAGAACCATAAAACGGACACGCTCATGGTGTCATGGCTCCCGCGACGCCCAATGGGCGTTTCGGCTGTTACCAGCAGCCATCGTCAGGCGGGGTTATTTATTCCAGTTGCGCCCTGCGCCGAGAGTGACATCCCGGACTTCAAGGATTCGGACGTCTGTGTGCGTCTTCTTGAAATCCCGGATTGCTTCAATCATCGCTTCGTCTTCGGTGAGCTTCCAAGACTCCACCGTGCTGAAGTGAATCTCTCCGTCCTTGGTCTGATGCTTAATCAGGATGTTCATCGCTTAGTCCTCCTCAACGACCCAGCCGGCGCAATAGCCGGGGTTGCGAAGCCTTGCTTTCTTCAAGGCTTCATCGAATGACCGGGCGCGAACCCGGATGGGCGGCAGGTTCCCGCCTACCATCTCCCATGTGTCCATCGGTGCTACAAACTTCATCATGTGGCCCTCCCTCAGTTCCGGCCATCTCGTCGGATGCTCAAAATCTGGTCGTTGTCCCCGAAGCTCCGCTCTTGCAGGTTCTCGATGTCGTAAATCAGGAATGCAAGAACCAGAGCTTCCCGTGTGCAGTACTTTCGCTCCCGGAACGTATACGGCGTCTTGGCCTTTAACAGCCGCTCCGCTACATCGTCCACAATGTCCAGCGCGGTGCTGTAGGTCTGCTGAGCCGCTGGACCGCGGCTATGCGAAGTGTACTCAACAAGAAGTCTCATTCGTCCTCGTCCTCCTCTCCCTCGGTGATGCTGTCCATCTGGACGCTCCCGTAGGTGTAGCCGTTGTCGTTGCGGATGTAGACAGGCTGGTCTTCGTCGTACTGGCTCAGGATGTCAATCAGCTCCCCCACCGTCATGGTGTCGTGGCACTGGCTGGGCGAGTACCCATCCCGGCGGCTGTCGATGTAAACATTCATCATGGCTCAAACCTCCCTCCGAACATCCAGCAGCTCCATGCTGCCGTAAACGCAGTGCTCGGTGATCTCCCGCGCTCTCTTGCGAGCGGATGCAATGGACACAGCCGCAATCTTGCGGGTGGTCTCATAACCGCCGCTCTTAAACTGGGGGTTGTGGCGGAAATAGGTTGCGATGTAAGACTTCATGTTCATAACTCAGACCTCCTTGACTTCAACCATCTTGATGCTGTCGCTGGTGTACTCCCGACCACGGATGCACTCGCAAGCATTGCACAGGCGCTCTGCCTGATCTTTGAGAATGAGCACCTTGGTCTTGGGAAGCTTTGCCGGGGCGTTAAATGCTGCATCGAGCATTTCTGCCCGCTCGTCATCGACCATGACGGTCATGCAGGCTTCACCCTGCTCACCATCCATCCAGCTATCGTAGGTAAAAGTGATGTTCTTCATGATGTTGTCCTTTCTATCTAACAAGTGTTTGAATCATTTGTTGGATATATTATAATCCCAAAGTTATGGGATTTCAACGCATTATTCCCAAAATTCTGGGATTCTACACTTTGCACAGATTGGAGGTGCTCTTTATGTTCACTTCTTCTCAGATTGCTGACCGCATCAAAGAAGCTGCTCATGCAAAGGGTGTTCTGGTCAAAGACCTGCTCGTTGTTTGCAAACTGAGCAAGAACACTCTCTCCACCATGAAGTCAGGAGGAAGCTTTCCACGTCTTGAAGCCATTACAGCGATAGCCGATGAGCTGAACTGCTCCGTTGACTACCTGCTTGGCCGCACCGACGACCCCGTTCTGCACCAACTGGATTCGTCGTCCTCGTCGGTCATATAACGCGCGCGCCCGCGCGTGATGAAGACGATAGTCTTCATACATAATCATTAACATTAACATTTACATTAACAGCTTGTTTTGTTTGTTTTGCTTATCAAATCAAGCATTTGGTTGTTTTGCTTGTTTTCGCATGCTTCTTGAAAAAAGCGGGGCCATCAAGCCCCGCCAGAAACCACCTTGGAGATGACCAGCCGCCCTGCGAAGTACTTAAACTTCTCCGGCGAATGGAACAGCTTCTCAAAATACGCTGCATCCTCTTCCCGCAGATCCGTGAAGTCCTCTTCATCGACTCCAACCACGAGGAATGTGCCAACAATGACGTCGTAAGGCTTGCCGCCCCTGTACAGGGCCCGGTTTGGCTTGAGGCCCATGCACTTGCCCTCTTCGTTGCAGATCAGGCCCACCGGGCGGTGCTGGTCCGGGTAAAGCACCTGAATGTAGCCACCCACAGCGTCTTGCAGGGCTTCAAGTTCGTTGCCAATGTCAATGCGTTCCGGGGCCTTTTCCGGCTCAATTTTTAATGCTTTCATGGCTTAAATCTCCTTTCCTGCCGACAGCGGCTTGCCATTCCACGCAACGCAGAACGGGTACGTATCCGTCTCTGTGCTGCGGAGCCAGCCGCCCTGCACGGCCATCATCGCTTCTACCCGGTACGCTTGCCGGGTGTGACTCCCCTTGATGTTCTTGTACAGCGCCCCGCCGTGAGACTTCTTGAAAGCCTTGGCTTCCTCTTCGGTTTTGAAAAACTTGTTGCAGTACATAAGTCAAACCTCCTTGTTGTTGAGCTGATAGGCTTTACCGCGGTATTCGATGATATAGCTATGGTCAGGTGTGCGGAACACAGCAATGCGCTTCTTGTCCACATTTTTGACGGCCAGTTTTCGGCAAATGAACGGCACCACAATCTTGATGGTTTCGGCGCTGGTCAAATCCTTTCGGTCACGGTTTGGCCGCAGGGAGTAGCGATAAAGGCGCTTCTTGCTGACGGCTTCTGCGTCCGTTTCTGTCCCGAAGTACGGCTCTGTATCACCGATACCGCTGACGTCATAGAAACGCTGGGCGCTGACTCTCTCAAGTCGTTTGAGCCAGATTGTCCGGCTGCTCTTAGGGGCATTGGGTTCTACGCCCTCTTCTTCCCGTACCCGCCCAACGATCAGCTCAACGCCTTTCTTGTCCCACCCCTCCGAGAAACGGTCAAGAACCACGCAGATGATTTCGACGCCATTGGTCAAGTCCACCTTGCCAAGCTCACCTTGGCTTCCGGGCATTGTCGAGGTGTTGAAGTAATACCCCTGCGCCAAGTACTTGTTCACCTCTGTCGTGAACATCTTGTTGATGTCTGAATACTTCATGGCCATCCCCCTTTATCTAACAATCGTATAACCAGCGTACTTGAAGTTGTTCACGAGCTCCGCCGCCTTTGCCAGATGCTCAGCGAGTTCTGCGG